TAAGTATGATAGAGAAAAAATCACATATTTCAAATGTGACGATGAAAGGATGCTTTTAAAGTATGTAATCAATACTTTAAAAGAAATAGATCCTGATGTTGTTTCTGGTTGGAATTCTGATGGAGCAGATATTCCATATCTTACATCAAGATGTGAAAGAATTCTTGGTGAAACTAAGACCAAAGAATTGTCTCCTTGGGGAATCATTACTAAAAAAGAAGTATTCATAAAAGGCAAAGAGAGTTATCAAGTTACCTGGGAAGGTATAGCTTGTCTTGATTATATGCAGGTTTATAAGAAATTCAAATCTGCCAATCAAGAAATGTACAAGCTTGAATATATTGCTAATTTAGAATTGAATTCTGGCAAAATAGATTATTCTGAATATGAAGATTTAGATGATCTTTATGATAAAAATCCTCAACTTTATCATGAATATAACGAGCATGATACAATATTATTAGAACAAATGGAAGAAAAACTCCATTTATTGGACATTCAATTTGCTATTGCATATATGGATGGTTGTAATTATGTGGATGCATTTGCAACAGTTAAACCATGTGATTCTCTTATTCACAAAAAACTTCTTAGAAAAAATATTGTGGTTATTCAAAGCAAATTTGGATCTGAAAATGAATTTGCTGGAGCATTTGTTAAAGAACCAATTCCCGGAAAATATAAATGGGTAGTATCTTTCGACTATAAAAGTCTATATCCATCATTAACTCGTCAATGTAACATTAGTCCAGAAACTATCATAACAACAATTCCAAATATTAATGTTGATATGTTGTTTGATAAAAAACTTGGTTCAAAATTACATCAAAAGTTAATAGATGAAAACGTATCTCTTTGTGCTACAGGATGTATTTTTGATAATAGTAAGGAAGGATTCATTCCTGAAATTATGCGCGAAATCTATGAAGATCGCGTAACAATCCAAAAAGAACTTAAATCTAAGAAAAAACTTCTTACAAAATATGAAGCCGAAGGTAAAGAAACATCAAAATTAAAAGACAATATTTCTGCATTAGATTCAAGACAATATGCTCTAAAAATATTCTTAAATTCCATTTATGGAGCAATGGGAAATCCAGCTTTTCGGTGGTTTGATATTAGACTTGCTGAATCTATTACTAAAACAGGACAATTAGCAATTAAATGGACTGAACGTGGTCTTAATGCTTATTTGAATGAAATTTGTGAAACCGATATAAATTGGGTTAAAGCAGGAGATACAGATTCTGCTTATATTGAACTCGATCCTTGGGTACAAAAATTTGTAAAGGAAAGCGATACACAAAAAATATGCGATGCAGTTGATGAATTTTGTAAGACCAAACTCAAAGTTGAACTTGATCGAATTAACAAAGAATTATTAGATTATCTCAATCATAGAACTCCAGTTCTTGAAATGAATAGAGAAAATATAGCCGATGTTGGATTTTGGACGGCTAAGAAACGCTATGCTTTGAATGTATTGGATACAGAAGGTAATCGTCATAATTCACCAAAACTTAAAATTACTGGTTTAGAATCCATTAAGAATTCAACACCCCGAGCATGTAGAAAGTATATAAATGATGCAATTCTCATTCTTCTTAGAGAAGATGAAGCGACGTTACATAAATACATCGAAGAAACCGAAAAAGATTATAGAACTAAATCTTTTACTGAAATTTCTAAGACGATTAGTGTAAATAACCTTGTAAAATATTCAAATGAGAGTACAATATACATTAATAAAGGTACTCCAGCACATGTTAAAGCAACATTAATTTACAATCATCTTCTTAGAAAACAAAAACTGACAGATAAGTATAAAGTTATCTTAGAAGGCGATAAAGTAAAATTTTGTTATCTTACAATGCCAAATATAATCGGTGTTCCAGCAATTTGTGCTCCAGAAGAACTTCCACCAGAATTAGATATTCAAAAATATATTGATTATAATTTAATGTTCGAAAAAACATTTATTGAGCCAATTAAGGCTATGACCAGTGCAATAGGATGGAACATTGAAGAAAAATCTTCTTTGGAAGACCTTTTCATCTAACAAATTTTATAAATAAGCATGTGATGGATGAAACCACCACGTTAATTCAATCAAACGTAAGGAAAATAAATGAAAAAACCTATAGCCGTAAAAGGCGAAGACGTAATGTCAAGACTAATGGGAAGTGGATCAATTAAATCCACATTTTTACTGTCAGATTCCCCATTTTATATGTCAAAAGATACAGTAACAACCGAAGTTCCAATAATAAATACAGCATTCTCGGGAGATATTGATGGTGGTCTAGTCTCTGGATTAACAATGTTTGCTGGTCAATCTAGAACATTTAAAACACTTCTTGGATTATATTGTATGAAAGCTTATTTGGAAAAATATCCAAATGCAGTTGCAATTCTATATGATTCAGAATTCAGTATTACACCTGAATATCTTGCAACTTATAATATAGATCCAACTCGTATTATACACGTACCCATTGAACATATTGAACAACTTAAATTTGATATTGTTCATCGTTTGGACGCTATTAAACGAGGAGATAAAGTATTTATTCTTGTAGATTCCCTAGGAATGTTGGGGTCAAAAAAAGAAATTGATGATGCAATGGACGAAAAATCTGTTGCTGATATGACAAGAGCAAAGGCAATCAGAAGTCTTCTTAGAATTATCACTCCTCAATTGACAATGAAAGATATTCCGTGTATTATCATAAATCACATATATCAAACATTAGAAATGTTCTCAAAAAATATTATGAGTGGTGGTACAGCACCAACATTAGCAGCCAATCAAATTTTCTTCATTACTAAAGCTCAAGAAAAAGATGGGGATGATCTTATTGGATGGAAATTTACTATTTCTATTGACAAATCAAGATTTGTTCGTGAAAAATCTAAATTTAGCTTCATTGTAACTTATGAAGAAGGTATCAACAAATATTCTGGTATTTTAGATCTTGCTTTGGAAAATGGAAATGTTGTACGAAGTGGAGCTGCTAAAGGAACAAGATATGCTCTTGTAAATTCTGAAACTGGAGAAGTTGGTGAAGAATTTAAAGAGACACAAATATATAATGAAAGCTTTTTGGGATCAATTCTCAAAGAAACTGGATTTAAAGAATATGTAAAAAATAAGTTCAGTCTTAATAAAACATTGTCTGCTATAGATGATGAAGATGATGAAATTTTAGACATAGAAGATGAGGATTTAGAACTAATACAGGAATAATAAATGGATAATGAACAATTAATACTTAAATGTTTAACATCCAATGATGCATATATTAGATCAGTAATTCCATTTTTAAAGAAAGAGTACTTTACGGATAAAGCAGAACAAGCATTATTTTTGATATCATCTAGTTATTTTAAAAAATATAATGCTTGTGCTTCATCTGAAGTTCTCCAAATTGAAATTGAAAAAATTAAAGGTATGCCTGATGGCATTTATAAAAAAGCCATTGATATTATTGAATTGTTGGAAAAAGAAACAGTTACGAGTACAAATGAATGGTTGATTGATACGACCGAAGCTTTTGTTAAAGAAAAAGCTTTGCAACTAGCTCTCCAAAAATCTATAGAAATATATCAAGGTAATGATAAGAATCTAACCACAACTTCAATTCCTCATTTATTGACTGAAGCTCTTTCTGTTGGATTTGATACTAAACTCGGTCACGATTATATTAATGATTACGAACACCAATTAGATTATTATCATTCTGATGTTATGAGAATACCAACGGACGTTGATATTTTGAATGATATTACTAATGGGGGATTTCCTAGAAAAACTCTAAACATGGTTATTATGAAAACTCACGGGGGAAAAAGTTTAACGCTTTGCTCTTTGGCTTCGGGGTTTTATATGCAAGGTGCTAATGTTCTTTATATAACATTAGAAGAATCCGAAGAAGAAATTAGAAAACGCATTGATGCCAATATATTAGATGTTGGAATGGATGCACTTCTTAAGATTTCCAAGACATTATATCGAAAGAAAATGGCTTGGGTTGAATCCAAAACCAAAGGCAAACTAAAAGTAAAATATTTTACCAATGGTTCAGCCGGAGTCTCCCATTTTAGATATCTCCTTGAAGAATATAAGAATAAAGAAAATTTCGTTCCTGATGTTATTTTGATCGATTATTTAAATCTTTGTGCATCAGATAGAATGAAATCTAAGGAACAAATTGCATATTATATTAAATCGGTAGCGGAAGAACTTAGAGGATTTGCTGCAGAAACTAATACAGCATTATTTTCCGCCTTACAATTCAATCGTGGTGGCTCAAAAGAAGATTCAAATGCTGAGATGGAAGATGTTGCAGATTCTTTTGCTGCTACCTTTGTGGGCGACTTTGTTGCTTTGTTGTCGGCTCCCGATGAACTTAGATCTAAAAATATGATGCTTTGGAAACAAGCCAAAAATAGACATAGAAATCTAAATTATAAGAAAAAATTCATAACGGGAACCGATCCACAAAAAATGCGAGTGTATGATATTGAACAATCAGTACAACCTATTGATGATATTGACTCTTTAAGTCAAACTAAAAATAATCATATTAGAAAGGAAGATAAATATGATGTGATTGATAAAAATACAGGTGAAGTATTGGAAGAAAATGTATCAAAGGCTGGTAGATTTGCTGCCTTTAATTTTAATGATGAAGAGGATGAATAATGAAAGCATATAGAATTCAACGAGAAGAAAATAAATTTTATGTATATGAAACAACCACAAATCAACGTATAACACAATATAATGATTATGAACAAGCCAATGGTTGTATCCAAGAACTTAATCGGGGTAAAGGATTTTCTGGAAACACACCAATGTTCTTTACACGTTCTGGATTAGAATCGCTTCAAAATATTTCATACAGTATGGAAGATGAATTAGAATAAGAGTTGACATTTGTTTTTGATTATGATATAAAATAATCAAAGGAGATAAATAAATGATTGATACTCAAATGGTTTATACGACTCTTCGGTGTGGCGTAGAGTTAATGCGTCAAGTTAAAATTATTGAAATGGGAAAATTTCCTGTTCGGGGTTGGGTATGTGCGATGAATGACGAAACATTTTCTATTCAACATGATTCTGATACAAGCGTTTTTACTAAACATCGATATGATAGTATTTCAGAAATTGCATTGGTAACTTAAATGGGTGAATTTTTTCTACAATTATTTTTGGGTTTTTATCATTAGTATGTGCTAAATTTGCCATATTAACATTTTTGGAACTTATCGATGTTATTAAATTAGGTCCTAAAGAAATTACACGTCGAAGATTGGAATACGAGAAACAAAGATTTTTAGATGATGGAAATTAGTTGACATCCAGATCATAATTTGGTATATTAACTTATCAACAAC